GAACGCGGTGCCTAAAAACCCGGCCCCGGCTATCAGGGCGTTAAACCCGGCGATCACCGGCCACGCAATCAGCCCCAAAGCGCCGAGCGCGCCCACCAGTGCAGCCAGTGAACCGGCCACCGTGACCAGCGTCTGCGTCAGTTCAGGGTTTTTCTTCACCCAGTCGCCGACCTCGGTCAGCCATTTATTGGCCGATTGCGTCAGGCGGCGCAGGCTGCTGTTCTCTTTGTCAAAGACCTCAATCTGCAAATCTTCAAACGCGGATTGCAGGTTTTTTAAATCGCCGTCGAGGTTATCCGTTTGAATATCAGCTACCCGCTTAGCCGAGCCAGCCGAGTTATCCAGCGCCGTTTTTTTCTCGCCCAACTTACCATTGCCTGCCGCCTCGACCAGTTTCACCGCGCCTTTCATGGCCTCTTCACCAAAAATCACTTTCAGGTACTCGGCCTGCTGCGCCGTCCCCAGCTTGTTCTTTTTGAATGAGCGGTCGATATCAGAAAGGATTTTCTGAATAGGCAGCATGTTGCCTTTCTTGTCCCGCGTGGTAATACCCAGTTCACGCAGCGCCGCCGGTGCCTGCCCGGTCGGGGCTTGCAGGCGGCTAAACATGGCGCTGGCACCCGTACCGGCCATGCTGCCCTTGATGCCGTTATCGGCTAGCACGCCGAGCATTGCGGTGGTGTCTTCAATACTGGCACCCGCCGCTTTCGCAATCGGGGCCACGTATTTCATGGCCTCGCCCAGCTCCATCAGGTTGGTGTTCGAGCTGGTAAAGCCTTTGGTCATGACATCGGACACGCGCCCGATCTCGGCCATCGGGATGTTGAACGCCGACTGCATGTTAGTGACGATATCCGCCGCATCGGCGATATCCAGCCCGGACGCCAGCGACAGGTTTACCGTGGACTCCGTCGAACCGAGGATCTGATCCGCGTTATAGCCCGAACGGGCCAAAACACCCTGTGTGCGGGCAACGTCGCCCGGTGAAAAGGCCGTACTGCCGCCGATATCGCGCGCCTGCTGACGGATAGCCGCCAGTTTTGTGTCGCTTTTATCCAGCCCCAGAATGGCCTGCGTCCCCGACATTTCCTTATCAAAACCCACTCCCGGCGCAATGAACTTTGCCCCGGCATACAGGGCGGTCGATGCGGCACCCAATGCCACCGCGCCACCGTTACGCACGCCGCTCGCCAGATTCTTACCCGACTGATAGCGGTTATTGATGCCGTCCAGCCGCTGCTGTTGCTGGTTCAGCCGGGCAAGGGATTCGCGCTGGCGCAGAAGTGCGGCATTGGCCTGCTGCGTGCTGCCTTGCAGGCGACGCTGTTCGGCGGAGAGGTTGCGCGTTGAGATACCGGCGGCGTTCAGCTCCTGCCGCTGGCGCTGCACGGACTGGCGCAGAGTGTTGTGTTTTTTTTGCAGCTCATTCGCGGCGCGTTTGGCCGACTCCATCAGGCGGGTTTGTGCCGCCGTGGGCTGCGCGGTGTTGCGATAGGCTACCGCCAGCCTTTCGGCGTCCTCCTTCGCCTTTTTCAGCGCCTGCCCGGTGACGGCCAGCTGCGCGCTGTTTTTGCGAAAGCCCTCAATTTTTGCGGCCTGTGCGTTCAGGTTCCTGAGCGTGTCCTGCGTGCTGCGGATATCATCGGACAGGGATTTGCTGGCGTTTTGAATGGCTTTAAAAGGACGGGTAGCGTGGTCAACCGCCTTTAAAAGCACCTGTAGTTTGAGATCACTCACTGGCTGCCCCGCTGCGCGTTAAGGCTTTTTGACGCCAGCCACACAGCTCGGTCAGCGTCATGTTGTTCATTTCTGACGGCGGCCAGTGAAAGATCACCGCAATATCCGCCATCAGGTCATCAACGCCCAAAGAGGACGGGAGTTTTACTGTGCCGATTTCGGCGACAAAAAACCGACCACCTTGCCCGCCAGTGCGATCAGGTCCGGCAGGCTCAGCGCCTTGCAGTCCTGTGTGGTCAATGCAGGCAGCGTAATGCGCGGCAGCACTACCGTCAGGGTATCGACGTCGGCATTAGCCAGCGAGGCGAGGCCGATGCCGCGCAGGTGCCCCGCGTTAGGCTTGATGATTTCAATCTGCTCGATCAACTGGTCACCACGTTTGATGGGTTCATCCAACATCACCACGTTGTCGTTTACTTCGGATACGGCTGTATTGCTTTTCATGGGGTTATCTCAATATTTAGCGGGAAAGGGTCGGCATCGGGGAACGGTGCCGACAGTCATGCCGGGTTAAACCAGACCGATAGCCCTGCGGTGCTCGGCAAGGCGGTCAACGCCGTTAACCATTTCGACCATGTTGACGGTATCGACTTCGATCAGATCACGGCCATCAATGGTCAGTTTGAAATAGGTGCATTGGGTGGACACTTTGGTTTCGGTGTCTTCACCTTGCTTGTACTCGCCGAAATCAAATTCCTTATGACGCCCGCGCATTTGCACTTCAACGGCGGAGACGTCGCCGGTATCGTCACGCTGGAATGAACCGGCGAAACGCAGCGGAATGTCCGACGTGCTGCCCCACTGTTGCAGCACCAGTTCGTCCAGACCGCCGATGGTCCATTCCAGCGTCAGCGCGTCGTCGTCCAGACCGAAATCAATTGAGGCCGCGCCGCTCATGCCGCCGCCACGATAGTTTTCGAGCTTGCGGGTCAGCTTCGGCAGCGTCAGCGAGGACACCACGCCGAGATAGTGATGGCCGTCGTTGAACAGGTTGAGGTATTTCAGTTTTTTAGGCAGAGCCATGATCAGTCCTTAGCCGTTGATAGCCGTGGCGAACGTCGCCAGATATTTATCGGTGATGCGCTGGCGCAGGGTCAGGTCTTCCAGCGGCGGGACCGGCGTATAGTCGTAGTCCACGAACAACTTACCGGCCTTGAGGGTTTCTTTGGTGTTGGCGTCCGGGTCATACCAGCAACTGCCGTCAATGATGTAGCCCGCCGATCTCATTTCACGGAATTTGGCATTGATACCGCCGATCATGTCGCGGATAAGCGTCGGGGTCATCGGCCGGTCCATCGCCCACATATGCGCTTCGGCCATCGTGTCCGCCAGCACCTGCGCGGTGCGGGTGTAGTTCTCAAAAGCAAACAGCGGATCATCAGTACAGGTACGGTTCCCCCAGAACTTAAAGCCCTCTTTGCGAATGAGCGTTGTCACGCCCGCTTCGTTGAGCAGGTCAGCGTCGGTGCCGGTGGTTTGCAAATCCCAGTAAACGCTGGCAGACAGGCCGGTGACACCGTTCACGCCGACGTTTGACAGGGTTTTATGCCAGCCGGTTTCGGTGTCGATTTTGGCGCGCAGACCGAGGGCGAACGCCGTCGCGGCGGCTTTGTCGCTGGTACTGGTCACGGTGTTCCACGCCACAAAGTCCGGCCAGATCAGCATCAGTTCGCGCTGGCTGAAATTGTCGCGGTACTTGAGCACGTCAGGCACGGTTTTGCAGCCGTAGGCGCTGATATAACCGAAGGCACGCAGCTGCTGGCAGATAGCGGCGAGCGCCGTCGCAACCTCCAGATTGTCCAGCCCCGGCACGCCGAGAATGCGCGGTTTTACGCCTAGCTCCGCCTGCGCACCCAACAGCGCCTTCATGCCGGTATACATGCCGGTGACGTCGGTGCCGCCGATAATGTTAGAAGTGGTTTCTTCTTCGTCCGCCCCCTCTGCCACGCGAACAACCACAGCAACCGGTTTCGCCTGATTGGCGATTGCCATCAGTGAGGCGTACAGGGTTCCCAATTTGCCCGCCTTACCGGCGGCGGCGAGCACGTTGGTGATCAGCACCGGCGTGTCGAGCGGGAAGGCTTTCGGGTCGGCATCTTCGGCGGTACAAACCATGCCGATGATCGCCGTTGATACGGTAGAAATGACGCGGGTGCCGTCGTTGATTTCGACAACCCGGACGCCGTGGTGGTAATCAGCCATGTTGTTTTCTCGATGATGGGTGAGGCGTCAATCATCGCGCGTTGTGAGAGAGCAGGCACGGCGGGGAGGGTGTAGGAGGGATAGCACAACGTGAGACATAAAGGTAAAAGCCCCTCGCGGGGCTTCGGTGATGCGGGTTTATACTTCGTCAGGCCAGATAATATTCGGGGCGTTCGTCAGGTCGGTGCGGCTCAGTTGCAGTCGGTAATTTTGCCAGCGGTTGAGCGCCTCTAGTTCCTCATCGGTCGCCTGATTGCTCTCTTTAGCGAATGACAAAATACTGATGTTTTCCGCCGCCTGCGCCATGCGGTCTTTTTTATCCTGCTGTGCCTGAATGAATAACGCGGTTTTCTCGGCCCCCACATTTTTCACCCACGCCTTACCGTCCCACGCGTCAAACTCAGAAGTCGGGGCTGTCAGAGTTTTACCTTCCGGCAGCGGCCCTAAATCAGCGACCTGCGAGCGGCCACCGTCGGTGGTGGAATACACCACGAAGCCGCGATTATCTTCAACGTATTGCCAACCGTCATTGGTGTAAATAATGGCTTTGCCTTTCTTTTTCATTGGCGGCGCGTCGAGCGTGCAATAGGCCGGTAAACCGGTGTGTGCCACCACCCACGCGTCGGACGGGCCGATCAGTTCGTTATTCATCGGGTTGAAATTGAAGACTTTAATCACGCGGTCTTTAGGTGCTAATTCGAACATTATGCGAGCCTCACAAGGTAGTTAAATGCAATGTTTTTGACGGTGTTTTCTGCGTTGCCCGTCGCATTAATGGTGATGGTGTGACCGTGCGCCCCGAGCGGAACCTGATGCGCGTGACCGCCGATAAACACGTTATGGCCGTGCGCGCCAATACCGACCCAGTGCTGATGATTGCCATCGCCAGCGAGCAACTGCTGATTGCTGTACCCCACACCCACATCGAAACGACGACTGTTTGACCCACCGCCGTTTAACGCAATATTGGATTCAATCGCTTTCAGAGCGTGCTCGTGATAGCCGCCCTCAGTGGTGAGTTTGCTGCCGTAATCAAAGCCTTCTGTCCCTTTCGTTCCGTAGTCAAAACCGGTGGTTGACGGTGCGCCAAGGTCAGTTTGGGACACCGTGCCGCTGTGGGCGTGTGACTTGATGCCGTCCTGCTCGTAGGACAATACGGCGCGGCCCGATGCTGGCTTACCCTTGATGGTCTGCCCGCGCATATCTGGAATAACGCCGGACGGATAAGCCTTGGCGAGCTGCGTATACACCTTTTTATCGAACGTCTGGCCGGTCATTAAGGCAAAGCCAGCCGGAACGGTATCGGAGGGCCACGGGATAGGCATGCCGACAAGCACCTCCCCAATGGCTAATGCGCCAAGTTTTTCCCGCGCCTCGGCGGCTGTTTTGGCACCCGTTCCCCCGCTGCTAACAGGTAACGCGGTGGTGAGAGAAAGCCCAAATGGGCCCGTGATCTCAAGCCCGCTTGTTTCCATAACCCAGTTATCTGCATTACCGGTGGTGAGATTTGCCGCCCGTTTACGCAGGATCCATCTGGCATTAGTGGAATCCCAAAATCCAAAGTTTCCCGCCGCTGAATAATTCACGCTAATAAGGGGCATAGTGACATCAGCCGAACTGAACTGGCAGGCGGCATCATGACGATTGAATTTCACTACGCCATCAAAATCAACCGTACCCGAGACACGGCCTCCCGCGACGGGAAGCGCGCCTACGTCAGCAGCCGTTGGCTTGAAAGCTTCATCGTAGACACCGACAAACCCATTCCAGACACCGCCACTTTTTGCACGGTGATACATCCGCTTGGCCCCGCCACCGCCAGCCCGCCATCCAATTTGTTTAGCAGAATTATTGTCATAAGCCGTATGAATAATTTCTGCTGGCTGACCTGCTTCAGGCGTATTTGTCGCTGTTTTTGGCAGCGTGTAAAAACCATTGCCGTTAATCGTGTTGGCATCCGTGCTGCTTGCCCCGTAGCGACCTAACCCGAAATCACCCGGCGCTAATGCCCCCACATCAGCCGCATTTATGCTGATATCTTTGGTGCCGTCAAAGAGATTGCCCGCAATCTTGCGAGACGTGGCGAGTTTCGTCGCAGCAACAGCTGTGCCGCCTGCGGGCAGCGCGCCCACGTCAGCAGGCGCAATACTGATATCCGCCGTACCGTCAAAGGCAACCCCGGCAATTTTCCGGGGAGTGGCGAGCTTTGTTGCTGCAACCGCCGTACCGCCCGAAGGCAATCGCCCGTTGGCGTTGTCATTGGCCGCTTTGACCGCTTTCGGTGTGGCCGCCAGCGCCTCACTGGTGCTGTTTGTCGCACTACTAAGCTGCACAAATCCCTTTGCTGTCAGAGTACCGTCCGGGTGATTGCGGCTTTTCTCATGCGCGGCCAGCAGGTCATTCACATATTCTTCGGTGGCGATGATCAGCGTGTCGTCCATCGTCAGGCTCACCGCGCTGGTATCGGTCACGGTGATCACCATGCGCAGGGTTTGCGTGCGGCCTGACCCCTCGGCCAGCGTCGGCTTATAGGTTTCCGCCATATTGCAGACGGCAATCAGCGCGCCGTCGTCAGCGTAAAGCCCCATTTCACGCATCCAGAAACCACCGACGCTGGCGGAGATAATCGCCTCGGCAATGATCCAATTCGCGTTTTTAGCGTCCAGCTTGAGTGAGTTCAGTTTGGTCCGATAAGTCTCTTTAATCAGTTTGGTTTGCGTCGCGTCCGGCTGGGTGGGTTTCCCGCCGCCGTCACCGACGGCCATGTGTGTAATATTGATATCTTTGCCGGACTGGATCGCGGCGGCAATACGCGCCTGACCGAGTTTAGTCACGACAGATTTAAACGTCGCCATGCGTTATTACCCCGGATAAACAGTTAATACTTCGGCGTCCGAGGACACCGCTGCCAGATACACCTTGCCGGTAATATCCTGCGTAATGGTCAGCCCTATCAGATGGCGGCTGGCGGGTTTGGCGTCGGCGATCAGCCGCTCCATTTCTTCATACATTTCTTCGGTGATGCCAGTTTCCAGCACACCAATATCGAGGCGAAACGTGCCGGGCGGATCAAAGGTTTCCCACCACTCCGTCACCTTAATCAGATAACCGAGCGGCTCAACCACGCGGCGGATCGCACCCACGGTTCCTTTGTGACTGTGAATAAACCACGCGGACTGAATGACGCGGCGCTTGGTGGCTTCGGGCCAAGCCTCATCCCAGCGGTCAACCGACAGCGCCCACGCCAGATAGGGCAGAAACGCCAGCGGACAGGCGAGCGGATCCCACAGCTCACGCAGCGGCAGCGGGACATTTTCAAGCACGGCGCAGGCCTTGGCGGCGGCAACTTCCAGCGGGGAGGAACCGACGGGCAGCAGGCGGCTACTCATCGTAGCCCCCGATGGTCAGCGCGTAAGCGGTGCAGTAAGACGCCTGTGTTTTGTCCAGTTCCAGATCGGCGACCGGCTTCGCCAGCTCCACGCGCTGAACGCCCTCAACGTGCAGGGCGGCGTAGATGGCCGACAGACGAATGTCGCGGCCCAGCCGGTGCTGCGCGCTGACGTATTTTTTCAGCTTCGCTTCCGCTGCCTGCTTGATGGGCTCCGCTTCGGGACCGGGGAACAGGTAGAGCTTGGCCTGAATTTCATAGTTAACGATGCTGGCCGACTGCACCGTCACCCTGTCCGCAACGGGGCGCACGTTCTCATCGTTCAGCGCCGTCTGCACAATCGCCAGCAGGTCGGCAGGCGCGGAGCCGTTGCCGGTTTGGGCCAGCACCGACACGGTGACGCAGGCCGGTGAAGGGCTGATCACCGAAATATCGGCCACGCACCCGTCAGCCGAGCGTCCGTGAAACTCATACGCACCCACCGGCCCCGCCACGCTCAACCCCTCAAACGCCTGCTGCACACGGATACGAAAATCCGCATCAGATTCCATCACTGCAGCAACAGGCGGGATCGCCGAGATATCTGCAGGCTGGACAATCAGGCGTTCGACGTCATAACGGGCGGCGATGTTGTCGAGGTCCGCACCGGTGGAATAGGCCAGCATGACCGCCTGCGCCGATTCGTTAACCCGCTGGCGCAGGATCACTTCGCGGTAGGCGTTCTCCTGCAACAGCTTCACGATGGGTTCAGATTCCAGCGTGAGCGTGCGGGCGATAGCGGCCTGCTGCTCTTGCGGGAAAAGTGATATCAGCGTGGCTTTTCGCTCGGCTAACAGGGTTTCGTAATCCAGCGTTTCCACTACGCTCGGCGCGGGTAACTGGCTCAGGTCGATAGTTGCCATAGGTCAGCTCACAGGAACGGTTAAGGAAATATCATCAGACGTATCGCTGCGGGTGCCGGTGATATCGACCACCATTTTTCCGTCAG